AGTTTCAAAGCGGTTCTTCCCTGATCTTCATCCGCTGCTCGTTGGAACTCTTCTTCGTAAACAGTCTTTAACAACTGTACACGATCTGGCGCTCGTTTCATAGCAATGTAGTAGGATAGTCCCGCAGCCATACAAGGATAGAACCGGAATGGCATATCTGTTGTATTAACCAATGTGTCGGCGTCTTCGATCCTCTGAACAAAATAATAAATAATTTGATCGGTAGAGTTCTCAGGTACTGACCAAAGATTCAGTACAGGATTAATCTGACGATTTAACCAGTATTGGCTAGGTCTGCCCTGCGTTGTTTTATTAGGCAGAGTTGCGTATTCACCCCTAGATATTCTTTGAACTTCATAGTCAGTATTGTTTCTACGAAGAACAACATCCAGTAGATCAACTACATTGTCCGAAAGAGTTTCTTGTGCCTGTCCCTGCGTGAGATCAATCGTATGAGACTTAACAGTCCACAGGTTCAATCCTCTGTTGGCCCATTCTGCAAACATGAGATTCAAAGAGCGACGAGCAGTCTTGGCATCGTAGCCTGTGCGTACTTCTATGCCGCAACGCTCATATGCTTCCTCGATGAGTTCAGCTACATCGAGGTTGAAATCTCTTGATCCAGAAGTTGTCATTACATTTCGCCTTTATATTTCCCACCGCGACCAGCCATAACACAGCCACCGTTCTTGTAGCCTTTTACTTTGCCGCCGCCTTTGTAGCCCTTTTTGATCATGCCACCGTTCATTTTTTTAATGACGCCACGACCAATTAAAACATCTTTCTTGGTAACCTTACCATCTCCGCTCAAATCTTTCATCTCTTGTCCTTTCTAAAAGACTCTTACCAAGCCACCCTTGGCTTTCCAATTTATTCGCTTAGAAGATTTCTTCTTCTTCGAAGCGGACGTACACTGGGCCATGGTAGGTCTGCAAGCAGGGTAACTTTTTCTTTTCTCACCCTTTTTTCGACCACAAGGTTTACCTGTTTTACAGTCAACCCAGCCCTTCCCATCGTTCTGAGAAAACCATTTACGCAATGAGTTCTCTTTTTTTGCCATCAGAACGTCCTTGTGCTCTTACGTCTTGTTTCTTCAACGCGACCACAACCAGAAGCTATGATGCCTCCACCACGGTATCTGTTTCGCGCTGGACGTTTCGGATTATCAACCGCCGCTATTAACCCGCCTGTTGCTTTCTTAGTAGAGTTTCCCCAATTTTTTGCGCCCACCTTTCGACACTTTGACAGAGCCCCCGAGGCGTAGGCGCTGGGCCATACCTTGTAACGGCTTTTTACTTTGTGGTAACAGGCGTCTTTTTTTGTTTTTGACTTTGCCATTTTTATTTACTCCTGGTGGCGTGGAGATCTGTTTTGCCATCTGGCCTCGGCTGATCATGATATGCGTTCCTTACCAAAAAATCCTGCCACATAGGCTTGATCATGTTGTAATTTTCTTCAACCTTGTAGGACGTGACCGTCAACTGAGCATTCATTTGGTAAACCTGCAGAGAGGCCCAACCTAATAAACCCAAGGCAACAAACGACACCAACTGATTGACTTCTAATTTCATAACTACCACGCCTTGCAAGACCAATACTTGGCCTTTAATTTATCCATAGTGCCTTTATCGCACCCATGACGAGCCCTAAACGACTTTCGCCGTTTAGGATCTGATTTTTTAATCTTCATGTTGGCGTCCCCGAATCGAACTATCTTTTCTTTTCCTTTGTCGCAGGCTTTAACAACAGACTTTTTTCCGCCAGAAATCTGACGTTTTGGTTTGTTGCATTTCATTTTAGCCTTATCGATTTTAGGCATAGATAATCCTTACGCTAAAAGAAACGTCAGTTCAGTCCCCGCGCCCGTAAGCGCAGAAATGTAGACCCCAGAAGTAAACAGCATTCCATTCTCGGGGATGTATATCTCGTTCATACCTATAGGAAATTTCTGCGTTAACATTGTTGCTCCCCCACTACCATTGGTAAGAGTGAACGAACCCGCTGCAGTCGCGTATATGTTTACGGCCTGTAGTCTAGATCTGGACGGTCCTATAAGAGCCGCCGCAGAACCTTGTGCATGAGTATAAGCATTTATGTCTGACCCTGCCATACTTTATTCCTTTTCTTTCGGAGGACGCCCACGCTTCTTTGCAGGCTTCTCTTCCCATGCCTCATTGACATTAGGTGTAGAAGGATCATCCGCTTTGAGCGTACCGTTCTCATTTCGTGCGCGAACTTTAGCGGGTTTAATTCCTCGAGCCGCTAGTTCTTCTTCGGTTGGGGGTGCGAATCTACTCATGACTCATCCCTTATGATGCCGCTATTGTGCCACCAGTGTCAGAACGCTTCCAGTTTGTTCCGTCAGAGAAAGCCAATATTGCAGAACCTGCTGCGCCGTTTGAAACAAATACAACAGTACCTGCGCCAGCGGTTGCTGCTGAAGGTGCGTTTGCTACGGTGTAAGTTGGGACGACAATGTCGCCAATAAAGCCAGCAGTTGAAGTCACTGGACCTGAAAATGTAGTCGATGCCATTTTAGTACCCTTTGCATAAGGATTCGCCTTGTAGTCTATGCAACGTCAGGAGGGCGGATACCTGTCTACAAAGCTAATATGATGCCCATTACAAAAACAATACAACAAATTAAACCAAAAAGAAAGGGGCAACCGAAGTCGCCCCTGTCAAAACTAAAAGACTTGTTGTTATGCGCCCGGAGAACCGAATACACAACGTGGGTCTGAGAAGCCGAAGCTGTAACGTTCCCGTGCCTTGAAGCGCATGTTTCCTGTGTCGAAATCTGCTTCCATGTTAGTGGAAAGCGGAGTCCGCTCAAAGTGAATCAAGCCGCGAGGCGCGTCAGTTTTGATGAAGAACGCATCTGGATCAGTAAGGAAGTCGTTAACGGCGTAGCCGTCAGGCAACATACCCATTGAGCGAAGTGCGTTAGTATCATTGTCTGCAGTACCAACCCGAAGGTTAGAAACCATCAAACGTTCTGCAACGAATTGCAGTTGACGTGGAATCATCAACTTCACTCCGCGAAGAGCAACCTTCAACCCACGCTCGTCAACATAACCAGCGATGTTGATAAGAGCGTCTTCCAAGGAAGTTTCGTTCAAATCAGCAGCAGTTGCTGGAGTATTAGAGAATGTTCCGCCGTTAGTTAGCGGGTGGTTTGTTGCACAAAGAGCAACGCCGTCACCGCCTGCACTAGCACCGCCTGTAAAGGCGTTGTTAAGAACAGCAGCAGCTTTAACCTGCTTAGAGTGCGCCATTGAACGAGCGAGGGCCTTAGTGTAACGACTGCCGAGGCGGTCATACAGGTTATCCTCGATTGCTTCCTCAGTAATTGAGAACGCAAGTGCAACGGTTTCGTGATTGTAACGAGCAGTGTACGCTTCGTTAGCATCATCGAAGTTGATTGCAGAACCTTCTGACTTAGTAGGTGCTGCTCCAAATCCAGACAACATAACTTCTTCTTCAAACGCACGGTCTGAAGCTTCAGTAGTGAAGATTTCTGAATGTTGGTTTTCGTACCGATTGTACTCCATGCCAAACAAGGCGTTGAGACCGGGTTCTAGCTCTTTCGCTAGTTGTGCGCGTGATATAGCCATCTGTTAGCCCCCTTATACGCCTGTCGTTGAAACAGTACCCTGTACAATACTTCCGTTTGGAGCATTGAAGTGGTTGTTTAAACGAACGATTAATGGAATACCAGCTACAGTGAAATCTGAGTTATCAGGGTCATCTTGAACGCCCATGATACGCATAGAGTGCGCCGCAGTGGTAGCGATTGTGTTAAGGTCAGCAGTAGCTGAAGAGATACCAGTAGTATCATCACCAGTATTACCAGTTGCAAACGCGATGTTAGCAAATACTGCTGCGCGTACTTCCGCTTCAGTGTTTGCTGCAGCCACTACATTAGATGTAGCGATTGTAAACGTCTGCATAGGATCGTCATAGACGAAAGCCTTAACAGGGTAGTTAGTATCAGCGCCAGAAC